TACAATGTAATACCTTTTGTATAAAATTAATATATAATTTATATACTAATTTTCGGACTTTATATACAATAAGTTTTTTAAAACATTTGTATTAAATCCAATTTTGCCTTCAACGGGCAATTTTCATTTTAGACTTATTAAGTCTATATGAAACAAAATTTATGAAAAGCCAAATGAGAGACATGTCTCCTTCTCTGGAATACATAAAAGTTACAAATAAATAATATGATTCAATGAATATATTACCATTGTTTGATTTTAATAAGCGTTTTGATACAGAATATAAGAATTCAATATCAAAAGCAAATAGTAGCAGCAACATTAATGTTGATACTGTTGAAAGTGTTAAGGATAGCGTCTTGAATGTTAAATATACCAATACTGGTATGATTTTAAACCAAAATTTCTCCATGGTGAACCTTGTTTTTAAAACCTTAATTTATTCAGAATACTTTCGTATGAGAATAACTAGGGAATTATCACAGGATGAACACATTTCCTTTGAGAACTTGCTAGTCATAGACTATGCTTCTCTTGTTCTTAAAACTGTCAAAGTGTTTAATGATTTTATTAAACATAACGGAATTAAGGAAGGTACTTCAAGGTATAAGGAACAGGCTAACGTCTGTATACTTAGACTTGAAGGAGTAGAAAATCCAAAAATAAACTTTGCCATTGGAAAGGATATTTGTTGGCCTACCAAATTCCATTATTTAAGAATACTTTTAGGTAATCTTAATAACCCGGAATTTGCCTCACGAAGGATCGTGGATCAGTTTATACGCACAATATTGGGCGTAAATCGGATTCCAGAAGATTACAAGGCTATTAACCTCGAAACTATTACAGTTAAAAACCATATTAGTAAGAGAGTAATACAAGAATTTGAGGATTATGTTTGTTTTAGAATAAAACATCCCAAATTCGGCTTTAGTAAAGCTTCTACACCAGAATTTTGTAAATTTGGTGTACGTCCAAGTGCTAAAACTGCAGCTTTTGGTCCTAACGGACTTCTAAAGTTAAGTTCAGCATCTTACGAAGCGGGTATACTGATGATCAATGATCTCGGTAAGCACTTCAAAGAACTTTGTAAAGTTACTGGAAACATACCATTTTATGAATATGTTGAACGTATCGGAACAAAGTATAATTCATCTTATAATAATTACATTAGTAATTTATCAAAGATTCCGAAGTCTGAGAGGCCTATAGATATTATCTCTAGGTCAACACCAGAAGGCAAGAGGAAAATCAAACTCCAAAAAAATAAGACTAAACGTTTTATTAGGAAGGTTTTGACTAACTCAATAGGAAAAATTAAAACTGATTCAGTTTTAAATTCCGAATCTGTACGTACTAGTTTAAAGGAAATTCCTTTAAATAAAGTCAAAAATTACAGTTTCTTAAGCGACCCTTCAAAAGGAAGTCTAAGAACTATAACTGCCGTGCCAGATGTTGGTAACAAGAGCCGAACAATTGCAATTTGCGACGTTTGGACTCAGTTACTACTGACCTCATTCGAAGAGAAACTCATTGAATTTCAAAACGTTATGTTTGGTCAGTGTTCCGATTTCCATAATCACCAAAAAGGTTTTAGGAAATTTCAGAACAAGATAAAGCCAGGAATCAAATCATATGATTTGACTGCATGGACTGATTATCTCCCAGCCATTCTTCAGAAAATTGTCGTAAAACATGTGTTTAACGAATCAATAGCTGAATCGTGGTATGAATTAGTAGTTAAATGCTCTTGGAATTCCAAGGAACATGACTTACCAATTAAGTATGGAACTGGGCAAGGTATGGGAACAAAAGGTTCTTTTATTATTGCTTCTATTACGGACCATTTTATAACGGAATTACTCCTTAACAAATGTTACCCTGAAATAGTTAGTTCCACACGGATCGATAACCTATACTCACGTGTAGGTGACGACCTCTGGATTTGGGATCCAGATGATTTGATCTCTAAACATCTTATAAATGATTATAAAATGTCGATCAATATGGTTAAATCTAAAAGTTCTAACACAAACAATGTTTGTGGTGAATTTGTTTCAATGAATCTGAACTACGGATGTAACGTGAGTCGCATCAGCATCAGAAACATTTTAGATACCAGACAAAGTCTATTTGACATTATTCCTTTAATTCTCCATTTGGAGGAACGGACAGAAATTATTATAGACGAGCTCCTAGAGAACTTATGGTTAGAGAATCTCTATCCAAAAAGAACCTGGAGTGATTTGTATAAGGGATTATCTCTTGAACTAATAGTTGGAGAGAATAAACCTTATAAGGTTAAACTTCAAAAAAGTCTTTACAGATTAAATTTGAAATATAACTTTTCACAAAGAGGTGTGAATCCATATGAAGAAATTAATTTTCATAGTAGTTCATCTCATATCAAGTTACTTATTAAACTTTATAGTTTAAACAAGGACTCGCGTGAAATCAAGAGTCAAATCTTGAAAATACGTGAAATACCAAACGATCTATCGGCCCATTGGACTAATAGTACCGTAAAAGTAAATCGTGATTCAACCATTTGGGATACTGAATTACAACTGCATGAGTTAATAACTTGGTGCCAATACGTCGATTCGACAGACCTTCTAGACACCATTGATCCTGACATGTTAATGTACAGAATTTTGGAAAGTCCAGATGTTGATACTGCAAACAATTTAGCGAACCACTATCGTGATTCATTAATTGGTGCAAGATCAGATCTTACCTTTAACAATATTGATAGGTTATCACCTGTCAGTGTTGGAAGGAAGAAATCGATCCAGTTTATAAAAATCAGTAATCATGTGATTATTGACAATATATCTGGTGTTCCGACTTTAAAAATTATTGATAAAGCAATGCTCATTGATGAATTTTTAGAATCAAAACTGTCCAACGAAATAAGAATCCTTACGGATAAATTATTTGTTGGGGAAGACACTTCAAGTAGTAATGGTTTAAAACTCATTATCACAGAAGAGCCTGTAACCCATTAATTTATTAATGGTTATACATAAAGTGTTAC